AACGAACCCATGCCACCAGAGCGACACCCGATCACCGGACGCTTCCTCGCCCACGACTGCGAGATCGACTGCCTAGAGCACTGCGCTCTACTCTGCGGCTGGCGCGACGCTCAACAGACCGAGGCAGGTCATGTTTCGCTCAACCTGCTACGAGGTAAGGTTCAACACACCTACGAACAAGGGGAACAAGATGGCCTGGTTGAATGATCCTGCACTCGGAGCGATACCGCCAGTCGGAGAAGGCACCGTCGACATCGGGCCACGCACCGTCTGCGGTGAAGCCGCGAGGTATGACGGCACCGACCCGATCGCGTTGATCAACCACGTCGGCGACGCCTCACTGACGTCGTTCGACGGGAAACTGTACCGGCGTTCCGACAACGGCTCGCTGACACCGATCGAGTACACGACCGAAGTGGTGATCGTCAAACCGCCGTGTGGCGACTGGTACGCGATCACCGCCGACCAGTTGATGCAAGAGTTCGCCTACTGCGTCCCCACCCCGGCACCCACGGTCGCAGACAACGTGGTCGACGACGGCTACACCTTCACGCTCCCGGCCGGCGCGACGACCGCGACTTTCCCGCTCGGCGGCACCGTCACCCAACAGGTCGTGACGGAGCTGCCAATGCCCAAGGTTGTCGCCAAGCCGCTGTTGGACGAGCCCCGGCCGAAGAAGGCCGCCGCGAAGGCTCCTGCACGGAAAGTCGCAGCGAAGCCAAAGTGAGCGACCCATACGACTGGCAAGTCCACATCGAACGCGAGTGGCAGCACATGGGGCAGTCGAGAGTCATCATCTTCCGCCGATCACCGAACCGTGCCATCGAAGTGATGACCGGCCTCGGTGCCGGAGGTGATGCGATCTTCACCCGCTACGAGGATGGCGCACAGGTCACCGAGCGCGGCATCCTCCTGCCGACCGCTGCGCTTCACGCGATTGCCGACACGTTGAAGCCAGGACCGGATTCCGCCGAGTTGGGGCGAGTGGTTGAAGCATTGACCGTTGAGAGGGCGCGCGTCGACCGCATACTTGACCGATGAACGATGTCGATGCAGGGCTCGACCAAGAAACACTTGTCTGGTTCCAGTCCCTCGACCCTGACGAACAGGCCGAGTTTGTCGAACTGCTCGAAGAAGCAGTTGGCGAGCAGTGGGAACTGTCGCCGAAGCAGGAGTACGCCGAAGCCCTGTGGCACAAATGTGACTGGTTGTTGTACGGCGGCGCGGCGGGTGGCGGCAAGACCGAGTTGATGATCAAACACGCCAACGACCTGTCCACCAAAGTGCCCGGTCACGCCACCCTCGTCCTGCGTCAGTCAATTCCAGAACTCCGACGTTCGATAATTCTCAGGTTGAAAGCGCGGCTCGTCCAATTCCGGCTCCCCGGCAAACTCCGCAAAGTCGACGGTGTCACCCAATTCCTCTACCAGAACGACAGCCTGATCGAATGCGGGTACTGCGCGACAGACGAACACGTAGCCAACTACCTCTCAGCCGAGTATGACCTGTTGTTGATCGACGAAGCGTCGTTGATGACCGCCGACCAGATCACCCAACTCTCATCTCGCCTCCGCACCACGAAACGCAAAGCTCGGCTCGGCGCCCGCCCACACTTGGGCCTGTTCTCCAACCCTGGTGGACCGTCGCACGCCTGGCTCCACGAAATCTTCGTCGCCTCCACCGACTACGGCAGCCGTGTCGTCGTCGTCGACATCACCCAAGGCATCGAACACCCCCAAATCGTGCGCACCTACCCGGCGCCCTGCACACCGGACGGCGCGACGGACGAACAGCTCGAGCAGCTACGTGTGTGGGCCGACGAACTAACGATCGAGGTCGACCCGCAGAACGAACTGGTGCTCGGGTTCGTCCCGGCCAAGGCGTCGGACAACAAGTACATCGACCCCGGCTACATGAAATACTTGAACGCGTTGCCTGAGAGGCGCAGACGACAGTTGCGTGACGGGGATTGGGACACGTTTGAGGGCCAATACTTCCACGAATGGAACCGTGACATCCATGTCGTCGACTGGTTCGAGATCCCCGAATCGTGGCAGCACGCCCGAGGGCTCGACTTTGGTTCGTCGGCGCCGTGGGCTTGTTTGATGGGTGCGTGGGACAACGACGGGAACTGCTACCTGTACGACGAATGTTACGGGCCGGGGTTCACCCCGCAGGACCAGGCCGCGCAGGCGAAGGCGGCGCAGTCGCGCACGCTCGCCAACGGCAAGGTCGTGAAGATCAACTACTTCGCGTCGCTCGCTGACCCGTCCGTGTTCGCCGACAAGCGCGGTACGGGCAAGTCGATCGCCGATCTGTGGCGGATCGCCGGCCTGCACGTCAACCGGGCCAAGAACGCCCGAGTCGCCGGCTGGCAGAACGTGCGCCAGTACTTGTGGGACAACGACCTGCAAACCCCGCGGCTGTTCGTGTTGCGCGGCACGTGCCCGAATTTGGTGCGCACGATCCCGTTGCAGCAGACCGACAAGAAACACCCCGAAGATCTCGACACACGGTTGGAGGATCACGCGATGGACGCGTTGCGTTACCTGTTGTCGGCACGGCCGATCGGTCAGAAGGTGCCTGAGCAGAAGGTCGGTTTGACGATCGACCAGCGGTTCAACAAGATGTTGCGCAACCTCGACAAGCGTCCACGTTCACGCCTGTTCCATTGATCTGCTACAGTTGGCAGCGAGGTCGGCCTGGCTTATGCCCGTCGCATCTGTGAGTCAACTCCATCACGAGCGAAAGAGGAAGCCATGAGTGTTGTCTGCAAGATGTTCATTCAGTCAGCCACCGAACAGCCGGACGGGTCCAAGAGTTACCAACTCGGCGTCGTCTGCCGCGGCGACGAGAACAAGTCCTGGGCGGCGGCAACTCCGTCAGGATCGATGAAGCACGGCCCCGACCGGCTACTCGACGCAGCCTGGGAAGCGAAGCGGGCCGGAACCGGGGCAGGCGAGTTGGAAGTGACGCAGACGCCCGATCTTGAAGGCGGCTGGCTGCTCGACCTGTGCTCGTTCACTTACGGCGGCTGTCAGGTCAAGTTCCGCCAAAAGGACGCGCCGTGGGGCACCCTGGAATTGTCGATCAACGCCACAGCGGCGACCAAGGTGCTGCGCGAGGCGTTCGCCGCTTCGCTAATCAACGGCGAACCCGCCCGGTTCGCCGTTGCGTTCCGATGAAACGCCCACCGTCCGGTATGAATCTTCATACCCGCGACGACGAGGAACCCGACACCGCAAACATTCCACACATGATAGAACGGGACTACTGGTGGTACCGGCCGTCCTGCCACTGGTGCGGGCAGATGCACCACCACGCCGACGAGTGCCCGAACCGCCCGAACCCTCACGCCAAGTCACTGCGCGAACGGGTGGTGTCGGTCAGCAACGGGTGAAGTGATAGCGTTTCCCCGAACCAAGGGGAACACAGATGCACCAGACAGTCGGCTACCAACTTCATCCCGGTCAATGCATGGCCTGCGGCTCGTCCGAACCGACGCGCCAAGTCATCGACTTCGACTGCGACGACTGGGGTCACTCCAAGCGATACCACGTCTACGCCTGCGCGAACTGTGTCATCGCCGCGTACATGATGCTCGACCACGACAAGCAGTTCGTCGACAAAGTCCAGTACGCACGGATGGAAGGCGAAATCGTGTCGCTCACGTCTGAGGTGTTGCGGTTGCGTGCCGAGGCCGAAGCATGGGATCAGCGCATCGCTGGCATCGTCAAGAGCGAAGTCGATGCCTGAGGACGACTGCATCCACCTCGACTTCCTGGCCGACGTAGAGATCTCACGACTGTTCGGTGGAGTCGAATGCAACGACGCCATCGAGCGGGCGCCGGATTCGTTGGCGATCGACGTTCGGGCCCGCTGTGCCGCGTGTGGCAAGGCTGTCCGGTTTGAAGGTCCGATCGGCGTCGCTGTCGGACCTGGCGCGCCGCCGATGGTCAACATTGACGGCACCGAACTGCGCGCCGCTGGACACATGGGCAATAACGACACGCCGCCGATCCGAATGATGCTTCGTCATGGATGAGCCGTTGAAGCCAGACTTTGGCGCAGTGATCGGCAAGCCGAGGGCCCCGAAACGCAAGGTCGCACCCGCACCCGCCGAAGCGGACGACGCCCAACTCGCTGCTGCTGCGGTGATCGACTCGACACGGTTGGAAGGCAAGACCGAAGAAGAACTTGCCGAGCTGGCGATCCGCAGGATGGCGAACGTGGTCCTGTTGGGCGGCGACGAGTTCATGCCGAAATCTCTGGCGGAGGCGACGAGCGCGGCGAAGTCGTGGGCGCAGATAGCGTCGCTTGCCAAGGCCCGCGCCAACGGGCGGGGCATGTCCTCCGCTGACGCCGACGATGACGCGACGTCGCATGTTGCGAAGCGTCTGCTCGCAATGGTCAAGTCGGGCGATGCGCTTGACCGGGCCGCAGGGTCCGCCGTCCGATGACCGCCGCGCTGTGGGCTATCGCCATCGCACAGACGGGCCGTCTGATACTTTCGGTCTATGAGAAGCGCGCCAAGGGACTGTTGCGACCGCTCGAACGGCGACGCAAAGCGAAGTCTGAGCCTCCCAAGATGTCAGTCACGAGTATGCCCTAATGTCTGATTCGGGGATGTGGTCGAACGGGCAGATGAACCTCGGCAACAAGGCACGCCAAGGTCAGAAAGACAAGCCGTGGGAGGCGCCCAACGCCTCACAGATCTTGGAGATGCAAACCCAGGTCCAAGACGACATGCTCGACACCCGCCGCTCGTTCATGCTCAACCAGTCGTTCTTTCTGGGCGATCAGTGGATTCGTTGGGATGACAACATGGCGACCGTCAACATCGTCGAGTTCCTGTCCGACCAGGAAGGCGCGGCACGTTCGACGGTCAACAAACTCAAGCCTCGGTTCACGTCGCTTCACGCCCGCCTGACCCGCACCCCGCTCGACTTCCAAGTCCAACCCGAAGGTGTCGATTCGTGGGCGGTGCAACGCTCCCGTCTCGCGCATGAAGTGCTGGACGTCAAAGCGCACCGTGACCAGTGGGCGTTGACCCGATCCCAATGTGTGCGTGACTGTTTGATGGGTGGCGTGTCGGCGGTGATCACCGAACCGGGCTACGACTTCGACGACGCACCCGTGATCGACCCGGCCACGAACGAAAAGATGAAAGTCCCGTCCCGGCCCCGCCCGCGCATCCGCTCGCTGAGTGCGTGCGAGTTCGGGTTCGAGCCCGGTTCGGCCAACGCGATCGACGCCCTGTGGTGCATCGTCAACACGACGCTGACACCGAAGCAGGCCAAGCGGTACTACGAGCTGGATTGGACCCCGAACGAGGACGCCGACGCCCAACAGTCCGCGATGCAACGCGCGTTGCGCACCAACCGTCGCGGCTCCACACGGGCGCGTGCCTGCAAGGTGCTCGTCTACTACGAGCGACCGACCGCCAAAACCCCCGGTGTTGTCATCCACGTCCTGAACGACAAGGTTGTCCGTCAGGAGAAGTGGCCGTACCCGTTCAAAGAGCTTCCGTTGACCCCGTTCGTGGAAACACAGATCGGTGGGACATGGAAGGGCGACACACGCATGAACGACGCCCGCTCGTTGCAAATGCAGATCAACAAGGCGTACACGTCGATCAACGCCAACCTCGGCAGAACCGACAACATGCGAATGTTGATCCCCGAAGGCGCAGTGTTGGACGGTGAGGACGAGTTGACCGGCACCGCAGGCGAGGTGATCCGTTTCAACGGCGACATCGGCGCACCGCGCTGGTTGGAGCCGCCGCAGATCCCACGCTGGCTCCGTGAACACATCGACAACTTGGAAGGCGAGTTGGATGACCTGTTCTCGACACACGCGATCTCGCAAGGCAAGCAGGTCGGCGACCGCAACTCAGGTCTGGCTCTCTCGATCCTCGCGGAGAAGGACGAGACGCCGTTGGGACTCATCGCCGAGGATCAGCAACGGGGTTGGCAGAGGGTGGCCGAACAGGTTTTGATGTTGGAACGTCACCTGATGTCTCGTGTCGATGAGGCGACGGGTCAGGAGATGCGGGTGTCGGACGTCAAGATGAAGCAGGGTGTCGGCGCTGACGCTGTCGGAGACTTGCATGAAGTGTCGTGGTCGGCCAAGGATCTCCCTGAGCATCCGGTCGTGTTCGTCCCGCTCGACGCGGTGATGCCGCGGTCGCAGGCCGCGATCCAAGATGTCATGTTGAAACTCGCCGCCAACCCGGCGTTCGCGCCGATGTTCCAATCGTTGACGCCGCAGCAGGTGGCGACGATGTTGCAGATCACCGACCCGACCGCGTTCGCTCAGGTTGCCGACGCCAACATTGCCGAAGCGAAATGGGAGAACGCGCGGATGGCGAACGGGGATGATGAGACGGTGGTGATGGTGCAGAAGTGGCAGCCTCACGCCGTTCACATCAAGGAGCACAACGACTTTCGTGCCACCGCGGGCTACCGTGACCAAGATCCCGATGTCAAAGAGTTCATCGATCTACACATCGAGGCCCACGAGCGACTGCTCGTGGAGGAACAGCAGAGAGACATGGCATATCAGCAGCAGCAAGCGATGGCGCAAATGCCGCCGATGCCCGAGTTGCCGGCGGGGCCGTCGATGAACGGCCAAGCGTTACAACCAGCATGAACCAAACCACCAAGGGGAACTGATGTCCGATCTCGGCACCACCACCGATCCAGCCACACCCGACGCGCCCGCCGCGCCCACCACGCCGGCCGACTACGAGGCGTTGTACCGCAACGAGGTGCAGGAACGCCAGAAGGAACGCAACCTGTTCAAACCGGCGCAACGCATGTTGAACGACTTGGACGAATCCGCTCGAGCTGCCGTGCTGCAACTCGCTGAGCTTGCCAAGGCGGGCGACCCTGACGCGATTGTGGAATGGGCGCTGTATCAGGCCGAGCAGGTGTCGGGCAAAGATGTGGCGTCGATCGTCGCGGCCCGTCAAGCAGCAACCGACAAGGCGAACCCTGACGCGGTGGTCGACAAGCCCACGCCCGGTTTGAGCCGCGAGGAAGTCGAAGAAATCACCCGCAACATCACCCAAACCGAAGCGCGACGCGCCGAAGGTGTGCGTGTGATCAACGCCCAGCTCGAAGCGGCGGGCTACACCCCGAACAGCGCCCCGGCCAAGACGATCATCTCGTACTGTGTCGACAACGACTTGGATCTCCCTGACGGGATCAAGTGGTTCAACTCGGATGTGGAGCTGTCGGCGTTGGAACGTGCGCAGCGTGCGGCGGCGGCGGGTGCGGATGCGACGGGGACCCCGGCTCCGCAAGGGAACCAGGCCGGTACGTTGGATGATGGGATGAAGGAGGGCGAGGGTCCTGAGGAGTATTCGCGTAGGCGTGCGATGAGCCGCATGGCGAAGGGTTCGACCTCGTGAACACCAGCGTTGTCATCAACTTGGCGGTGTTGTTCAAGGCGGCGCACTCGATCTATGAGGCTGCCACCAGCGACTACGAGAAGGCCAAGGCCGAGGGTGAGATGGTCAGGAAGCAATTCCCCGAATCCATCACCCTGATGGTCGCGTCGGGCAACGAACTCAAGAGGGCAGGCGAACATTGGACCGTCGCTCAAGCCGAGCGCAACTTGCGGGCCGAAGCCCTGCTCGACGCGATCGTAAAGACTTCCCGAATCTCAGCGGACCTCGTCCCTGTGGGTTCGACCTCGTAGATCTCTGGCGTTCCGGTGGTCGACTTCTGCCTCAGGAAGTCGGGCGGGCTGGCCAACAGTCCGGTACGTTCCACCGGGACACCAGGGAATTGATCAGGGATGCTTGCGTGTCACGCGCGAGCGTGTATATGATCGTCAACAACTGACCAGCCGGGTGGATTCCCGGTCGGTGGAGCCCGACAGGTGGATTCCTGAAAGGCGCAGGAAACGGTGGATTCCGGTTCCTCCACGACGGCAGCACACATTGGGCACGCAACCGCGTGTTCTCCGTTTGTTCCCCGAAGGAGTCGAGCCGCATGGCCGCAGACCTCACCACGCTCAACGCCATCCTCAAGGATGACTACAAGAGCTACACCGACAACCTCAACAACAAGGCGTTCCTCTTGGCCCAGGTCAAGACCGTCACCGATTCGATCACCGGCCGCAGGGCCACCCACTCGATCCACACGGGTCGCTCGGGTGCCATCGGTGCAGCGATCGAAGGCGCGGCGACACCGACCGCCGACCAGCAACGCTACGCGACGGTGCAAATCCCCGTTCGCACACAGCGTGCCCGCATCCAGCTCACGGTGCAGTTGATCGAACAAGCCAAGGGCGACCCTGGTGCGTTCCTCGACGCTCTTGACGCCGAAATGAAGATCACCAACGACGTGATGCGCGACGTCAACCGGCAACTGTGGGGCACCTCGAACGGTGTCATCGCACAATGCGGTGTCACAGGCGCATCAACCACGGTGGTTCTCGCCACGACAGTGACGACACAACAGTTGCGTCACCTGTACGTCGGCCGTCAGATCGACATCGGTACGGTCGCCAACCCGGTGCTGCGCACCGCGACGACCCGCACGATCCAGTCGATCAACCTGACCGCCAAGACGTTCGTCATCTCCGGCGCAGCGATCACGACCGCAGGCACCGACTTCGTGTTCAACACGGGCTCGGGTGGGGCG